CCTCCAGCTCCGCCACCACCTGAACCACCATCTGCTCCCGTTCTACTTGGTGCAACTGGACCAGTTGCTGATCCTCCACCGCCACCACCTGCTGATGTAATAGTTGAAAAAATTGAATTTAAACCATTAGATCCTTTACAAGAACCTGCCCAAGGTCCAGAACCTGCTCCACCACCACCTACTGTAATTGGGAAAGCTGTTGCTGTTACAGGTAAAGCTGTTGTTGCTAATGGACTTGCCGTATAAGAACCTGGATTATATCCTTCTCTAAAACCACCAGCTCCACCACCTCCACCACCATCAGTAGCCCCAGCTCCAGTTCCACCTCCAGCACCACCAGCGACTACTAAATAATCTACTGAATTTGAACCTCCTGCATTACCTGCAGATGATACGCAAAAAGTTCCTGGACTTGTAAAAGTATGAATTTTATAATCACCACAAGTAACAGTTGTGTTTCCTCCAGTTGCTGCAATATATTGTGCTGTTGATGCTTCAGATTGTAAACCTGAATCTGTTACTAACCAACCTTGTGTTGAATCTATAAAAACTAATGTAACAGCTAAACCTTCTATATCTAAAGTTGCATTAACAGTTGAACCACCAATTTTATCTGAACCGTTTTGAACTAATGTCACATTATTTGTATCAAAAGTTTTTGCATAATCTTTAAAACCAACAACTGCACCTGTAGTTCCCGCTGGTAAATTAACTGATATTGCTCCACCTGTTGTATTAACAAAATATCCTTCACCAGCTACCGCTGTAAAACCTGATGTCTTAACTGTTGTATTCCAAGATACAGCACCTGTTGCACCAAAACCTGATGCAGTACCATTGTTAGTTATTGATACACCAGCAGGAATTGTGAATGTATCGCCACTGTCCCCTAATGTAGTTGTACCACACGCTGTTCTTGGACTAATTTTATTTACTTTTATTTCACTCATAATTTACCTATTGAAATTTGTACCTTATTATTACTATACCTGAACCACCAGTTTTACCTTGTGCTCCGGGTCCACCACCTCCACCTCCACCACCAGTATTAGCTGTACCATTTGTTGATGAATCTGCTCCAGTTCCTCCTGGTCCACCACCTACTCCACCACCTGCTGGTCCACCACCTGGATTATTTGGTGCAACAGCGCCTCCATAAGCTCCGCCAGCACCACCGCCAGCTCTTATTGTTGGAGTTGAATTTATTGAAGTTGTTATACCTATTCCACCAGCTCCACCTGGAGATGGGTCTGGACCTCCACTTACACCAGCTCCACCAGCTCCACCGCCGCCGCCAGCTCCACCGCCTGGAGTACTACCACCATTAGTTCCTTGAGCTGGACTAACGGGAGGAGTATTTCCAGCACCTCCAGTTTGACCTGTAACACCAGGTATAGATGGATTGTGAGCTCCACCACCTCCAGATCCTCCTGGTTGTTCTGGACTTGCTATTAAAGCACCAGCTCCGCCGCCGCCGCCTGTTGATGTGATTGTACTAAAAATTGAATCTGATCCTCTATTACCATAAGAATAAGGAGGATATGAACCACTAATTGTTCCTCCAGCACCCACTGTAATTGGAAAAGCTGTTGCTGTTACTGTAACTCTATTTGCTGGAGTTGGATAACCATCTAAAGGAGATCCTGTGTAAGGTGCACTTGGACTTACGACTTCTCTAAATCCTCCAGCTCCACCACCTGCTCCTCTTTCTGAACCTGCTCCACCACCCCCTGCAATTACCATATAAGAAACTATGTTATTTGTTGCACAAGCCGCTGCAGAATTAACTGTAAAAGTTCCTGGACCTAAAAAAGTTGCAATTTTTGCATTAGCACAATCAGGTGCTGTTACTAAAGTATTACACGCTCCAGAAACTGAAGCACATATAAATGCATTACCTACAACATTTTCACTTGAATCAGCAGTTGTTACCCAACCTTGCGTTGAATCTACATACACTAAAGTTACTGATTGTCCTTCTGTATTTAAAGTAACATCAATTGTACTACCACCAATTTTTTCTGATCCGTTAGCTGCTATTGTTAAATTATTTGTTTGAAAAGTTCCTGCGTAATCTGCAAGTGATACTATTGCACCTGCAGAACCTGCTGGTAAATTAACTGTAAAAGCACCACCACTTGTATTACAAAAATATCCTTCTCCTGATACTGCAGTGAATGTTGCTGTTTTTGGAGTTGTCTGCCAGTCTACTGTCCCCGTTCTACCAAAACCTGTTTGTGATGCACCTGATGCTAAAGCAATCGTATCGCCACTAGCGCCAATAGTAATTGTATTACTATTCTCGTTAATGATGTTTTGACCACATTGGTTTTGAACGTTATTTACTTTAATTGTACTTGTCATAATTATTGAAATTTATACCTTATTATTACTATACCTGAACCGCCAACACCACCTGTGCCATTTGTACTACCACCACCGCCACCACCGCCACCAGTATTGTCAGTTCCTGCATCACCTGTAGCACCACTTCCATGAGCTTTTCCATCTCCACCACCACCAGCACCACCTGATCCACCAGCACCTGATGGTCCAGAAGTTCCATTTCCAGCACCACCACCTCCTGATAATGTAACTGATGACCCTGAAATTGATGTTGATACACCAGCACCACCATTTCCAGCACCACTTGATCCACTACCAGCACCACCAGCAGCAGAAGCTCCTCCTCCACCAGATCCAGCATAATATGTTGATACTCTAGGTGCAGCACCTGCTGGATTACCTTGAGGTGGACTTACTGGGGGTGTATTACCAACTCCTCCAGCACTAGGGATTGCATAAGCTACTCCACCACCAGAACCACCTGGTTGTTGTGATCCAGGATTACAATAGAAACCCCCTCCACCACCTGTAGCTATTATTGTACTAAAAACTGAATTAGATCCTCTTGCGGCTGGTGCACCTGTTGCACCTCCACCACCAACTGTTATTGGGAAAGCTGCCGCCGTTACTGTAACTGCGTTTGTTGGTGCATCTGCTACTAACGGTGATGCTGTAAAATTATCTACTGGTACATTTCTACCTTCTCTATATCCTCCTGCTCCACCACCACCAGAACCTGATCCTGATGCATTTCCACCGCCACCACCTCCAGCGACTACAAGATATCCTACTGTATTATTTGAAGCACATATAGCAGTACCACTAACTGTAAAAGTTCCTGGTCCTGTAAATGTATGAATTTTAAAATCTCCACAAGTTGTTTCAGTTCCTCCAGAGGCTGTAATAAAAGCACTAGCTCTCTCATTTGATGTTGAATCCATAGTATTAATCCAACCTTGTGTTGAATCTACAAATATAAATGTAACTGATTGTCCTTTTGTATTTAAACTTACATTTGCATTAACAGAACCAATTTTATCTGTTCCATTTGGTACAATTGTTAAATTATTTGTTTGAAAAGTTGCTGCATAATCTGCAACCGATACTATCGCTCCAGCAGAACCTGCTGGTAAATTCATATTAAAAGCTCCACCAGAAGTATTTGCAAAATAACCTTCTCCTGATACTGCAGTAAAAGTTGCTGTCTTTGGAGTTGTTTGCCAGTCTACTGTTCCTGTTCTACCAAAACCTGATTGAGTAGCACCAGCGCCAAGAGTTACTGTATCACCAGATTCACCTAGTGTTAAAGTAGTTCCGCATTGTGGTGCAACTGTGTTTACTTCTATTTTTGACATTATACTATTACTAAAGTCCCCGTTACTGTTATAGTTGCAGGAATAGTAATAGGTCCAGCTAAAACTGCACTTTCAATTGTTTGCGTACCGTCGATCGTGGCCGCTTGATTATTTATAAATTCATTTGGAGAGGTTTGCCCTCCGATATATTGAATACCGTTTACTACTGCCGTCATAATTCCTCCTAAGAACTAATTGTGTCAATATAAGAAGTAACAATATCTACAGACGAAGCTGTATTTGAAACTGCACTTAATGTATCGCCATTTTTTAAAACAATTTTTGCTCCACCTTGAATTAATTCGATTGCAGAATTTGGTGGAATTACAACACCTTTGGCGATGTATTTGTTTCCACTATTAGTTATGTAAACATCAACTTCAACTGTAGAAGTTAAAATATTACAAACTCTAATTCCAATTACTGCATCGTAATCTCCTGCAACAATTAAGTTTACAGGTGATGTTCCAACCGCGGATTGTAAATCATTTCTAAAATCTTGTGCCATATTTTTTTCCTAATTATAATGCAACCGCCATTGCTAATGCAAAGCCAGCTGACGCTGCTCCTACTGGTGTTCCTGTCGAGTCTAAGTAGACAGACTTACTTGCAGGCATTGTACAAAATACATCTTTAGTTGTACTACTCCCGAAATTTATTTTTGAAGTGTTACCTGCAGAATTACTTAAAACAGTATCTCTTCGAAAAGTTGTAGAACCTGTAAGAGTTCCTAAACCTACTTCAAAATTATTAGTACCTTGTTCGAATATACAATAATAAGTCGTATTAGAAGTTCCAATACCACTATTAAAACTTACAAAACCAGTTGATGAACCTGCAAGTGTAAAATCACCTGTTCCAGATGTTGTACTAGTTTCTTTTACTCGATCGTTAATTACTAATGCCATAAATTTTCTCCTTAACTCATACTAATAATTGCATTAGCAGGTGTAGCAGGATCAGGAAACGTAACAGTAAAAGTACCGTTCGTTGCTGTCTTGTCGCCACCAAAATCTAAAACCACTACTAATCTATCTTGTGTACCATCAACTGTATCTGTATTGTAAATCGCTGCAAAAGCTGCAGTGAAAGATGCTGAAGTATAACTAACATTATCAAAGTCTACTGAAGCAACAGCTGTACTAGATGCAACTCCAAGATTAGTTAATGTTTTTACAGAATAGTTAGTTCCACCTGTTGTATCTACTTCGCCATTTCCAGTTCCTAGTAAAGCAACTGTTGATGCTGTTGTATAAGGATTAGTTGTGTATAAAGAAAATTTAAAAGTGTTTCCTCCTGATGCCTGGAAATCGTGCTGTCCAGAAAAGAGGGCACCTCTAAAACTAAATGGGATTATG